AATTGTCGTTGCGATTGTTGAATACATTAAAGAGGTACGATTAAGTCGTATAAATTTAGAATCAGAATATTATAAAGATATTTATAAAAATCATTTAGTATATGAAATACCAACTGCTAGGAAATATATAAAATTTGATTTATATAATAAACTTATAGATGCAGATAAACTTATCAATGAATTGCAAAAATTAAGGCAAGACTCTTTATATTTTCAGTATAATAATCCAGAATTTTATAAGCAATTAAAAGAGACTATCCAAAATCTAGAGGATTACTTAGTCACGAATACAGGTAAAGAGTTTATTGGCGAAGAGCAGACTATAGTGTATAATACAATAAAAGACAATATTAATGAAATTTATAGAATAATATCTAATGGTTATCTAGGAAAGAAAAATATTAGATTTAAAAAGTTAAAAATAAAATTTGAATAAATATTACATATTTCATTTTAGGTATTACATCGAGCGTCTGGTCAGATTACTGGCTGGGCGCTTTTGTTATATGAGCATATAGCCCAGATGGAGAGCGGCGGCCTTATAAGCCGTGTGTCGCCGGTTCGATTCCGGTTATGCCTATTGTATATGAGTATAAATCAATAAAAAAGTAAGAGACACCGAAGTGCCTCTTTTTATATTGCAAAACAAACACGATTGAGAGGTGGTGAGGCTTGGCAAGAGCACCGGACGCCCGAGCAGAACAGGCAAAGAAATTGTTTCTGTCAGGCAAGAAGCTGATTGAAATATCCAAACTCATGAAAATTCCGGAAGGAACAATCAGGAGCTGGAAGAATAGATACAAATGGGACAATGCAACGTTGCAAAATCCTAAACGCAACGTTGCGAAAAAGCGTGGAGGCCAACCAGGAAACAGAAATGCGGAAGGGAATAAAGGTGGATCAGCACCAAAGCAGAATAAAAATGCAGTCAAAACAGGAGAGTTTGAGACTCTTTTTTTTGATACCCTGGATGAGGAAGAGAAGGCATTATTGGGACTTGTGCAGCCTGACAAGGAGCGGCTCATCCTGCAGGAGATACAGCTCCTCACTGTTCGGGAGCGTCGTATGCTTAAGCGCATAGACAATCTTCGGAAACTGGAGAACAGCGCTTCCGAGGCATTGGATGGTGAGGATGGCAAGATACCATCGGGAATGTCAGTTGTTAAATACTCCACTGGGTTTGAAAAAGGAAAACTGACAGACTTGAGAGAGTATGGAGGGATCCTTGGGCAAATACAAGCTATTGAAGACGCCCTGACAAGAGTGCAGGCCAGACGCCAGAGAGCCATTGAATCTTTGCACAAATTTGGATATGACGACGCTCATCTGGAGCTGGAGGCCATGAGATTCGAGCTTGAGCTTGCAAAGCAGGATGGCACGGAAGATGCGCAGGAAGACGACGGATTTATGGACGCCATGAATGCGACTGCTGCGGAAGTCTGGGGTGATGCGGATGTATGAGAAGATACAGGCGTTAAGAAAACGGATTAACAGGATGAAGTCAGGGCATAAGCGTCCATCTGGTTCTCTTACATTCAAATTCAAGCCTTTTTCCGAAAAACAAAAACAGGTGTTGACTTGGTGGTGCCCGGAATCTCCGGTAAAGGATATGGACGGTATTATTGCTGATGGAGCAATCAGGTCAGGAAAGACGGTGTGCATGTCACTGTCCTTTGCGATGTGGGCGATGGCAACATTCAATGGGCAAAATTTTGGTATGTGTGGAAAGACAATAGGTTCTTTCCGCCGTAACGTGCTCTTCTGGCTGAAACTAATGCTAAAATCCAGAGGCTATGCCGTAGTGGACCATAGGGCGGATAATCTTCTGACTGTCTCTAAAAATGGAATTGAGAATTATTTCTATATCTTCGGTGGCAAAGATGAACGAAGCCAAGACCTCGTTCAGGGTATTACTCTGGCAGGGGTCTTTTTTGATGAGGTTGCCCTGATGCCGGAATCATTTGTCAACCAGGCGACTGGACGTTGTTCTGTGGATGGCAGCAAGTATTGGTTTAATTGCAATCCAGACGGACCATATCACTGGTTTAAACTCAAATGGATTGACAGGTCGGTCGGATATCTGGGAAAAGACAGAGTGTCCGAGCTGTTGGCAAAAGGAGAGGTGTTGAAACAGATTCTGTATCTGCATTTCACAATGGATGATAACTTGAGTCTGTCGGAGAAGATTAAAGCCAGATACCGGGCAATGTATACAGGCGTGTTCTATAAACGGTATATCCTGGGATTATGGGCAATGGCGGAGGGGATTATCTACGATATGTTCTCTGAGGATGCACATGTGCAACCTATAAAAGATTTCTTTCAGAAACTTATAGATAGCGGAAGATACGTGAGTATCGACTACGGTACTCAGAATGCCACGGCTTTCTTACTTTGGAATAAAGGAGTGGATGGTAAATGGTACTGCATACGTGAGTATTATTATTCCGGCCGGGATAAAGGTGTCCAGAAAACAGATGCTGAATATGCAGACGATTTGAAAAAATGGCTTGATGGAACCAGGATAAAAGCAGTTATCGTAGACCCTTCGGCTGCTTCATTTATCGCAGAGCTGCGAAAGAGGGGATATAGCGTGCTGAAGGCAAAGAATGATGTGGAAGATGGTATCCGGCTTGTTGGGACGCTTCTTAATCGGCAGAAGATAGTATTCAGCTCGTCTTGCGTAAATACCATAATGGAGTTCTCATCCTATATCTGGGATGAGAAGGCGGCAGAACGGGGAGAGGATGCACCAATCAAGCAGCATGACCACGCAATGGATGCTGTCAGGTACTTCTGCTATTTGATACTTAATAACAATGTGGCAAAAATCCGGAATAAGGCGAAAGCCGGATTCTACTAGGGAGGTGATAAAAATGCATGTATTTACAATGCCTGCGGCAGAATGGGATGAACTGAATATTGATAAGCAGGCAGTAAGACACCTAATCGTGAAGCACAGGTCGTATGTGGGAGAGCTTGCAAAACTTAAAGCCTATTATGAGGGAAAACATAAGATTCTGACAGATTCAGAACGTCAGAACAAGCTTGTCTGCAACCATGCAAAGGATATTTCAGATACAGCCACATCGTATTTTATCGGCAATCCGGTGTCTTACAAAAGCAAAGGAGATATAACGGCTTTGACGGATGCTCTGGAGTTGGCGGGAGCTGATGAGGCAGACGGGGACAACGGCCTGGATCTCTCAATTTACGGAAGAGCTTATGAGTATGTCTATACCAAACAGGATGAAACGGAACTTTGCGTTAAGAACCTGCCTCCTGAAAATACATTTGTTGTTTACGATGACAGCATTGAGCAGAATGAACTCTTTGCTGTCTATTATTATGCAAAAGTGGATTCCAGGGATAAAAGGAACACAGTGTACGTAGCTACCATCCTGACGGAGAATTATAGATATGTGGCAAATATTGAGGACATAGAGGGGCCGCAGGGAATACTGGATGGACCAGAGGCACATTTTAAAGGTGAAGTTCCAGTCATAGAGTACCTGAACAACAAGCTGGCTATCGGAGATTATGAGCTGCAGATACCCCTGATAGATGCCTACAATGCGCTGATGAGCGACCGGATTACAGATAAAGAACAGTTTATAGATGCTATCCTTGCTATTTATGGTACATTGCTGTCTGATGAAGACGCTGATGAAGAAGGAGATGGCAAAGGTAGCCAGGAAGCAATGAAACGATTAAAAGAAGAAAAGTTAATTGAAATGCCAGCGGCAACAAAGGCGGAATACTTGACGCGAACCTTTGATGAGACTGGAGTGGAAATCTTAAAAAAGGCTATTGAACAGGATATCCATAAATTTTCTCATATTCCTTGTATGACGGATGAGAGCTTCGGCGGAAACGTTTCTGGTGTGGCGATGGAATTTAAATTGCTGGGCATGGAGAATATAACTAAGATAAAAACCAGATATTATAAAAAAGGACTCAGAAAGCGTCTCCGTATTTTTGCAAACTTTATCAATACCAGATCAGGAATACACATTGATGTATCAGGCATTGCGCCGACATTTACACGGGCCATGCCGAAGAACCTCCTGGAAATCAGCCAGTATGTAGCGAACCTCTGGGGCAAGGTAAGCCGTAAGACATTGCTGTCTCAAATCCCGTTTGTGGAGGACCCAGACGAAGAGCTGAAGGCCGTGGAAAAGGAGGAGCAGGATAGTTTGAAGAAACAGAAGGAGTTATTTGGGAATCAGCCAAATGAGCCGCCAGAGGACGGTGACATAGACGATGAAGAGTAGTGACTACTGGGAGCAGAGGCAGGTACAGGATGCGTTCAATGTTTTCCAAAAAGCAGAGAACACAGCCGACCAGATATCGAGTATTTATCTTAAATCATCCAGGTATTTGTCTTTGGAAGCAGATGCCGTCTTTGAAAAGTACAGAACAAAGCATGGACTATCCGAGGCAGAAGCCAGGTGCCTACTGGATACTCTGCAAGATAAGACGTCTCTGGATGAACTCCTACAGAAATTGCAAAATGGTGACAAGGATAAATCCAAGCAGCGATTATTGTCACAACTGGAGGCGCCAGCATATCAGGCCAGATTGGAAAGACTCAAACAACTACAGAGCCAACTTGATCTGATCATGCGCAATGTATATCAACAGGAGAAAACAATCAGCTATGATTTTTATACGGACCTCGCAAAAGAATCCTACTATCGAAGCATATATAATATACAGCAGCGTGCAGAGGCGGCATTTTCTTTTAGCCATGTGTCAGCAAAAGTGATAGATCAGGTGGTGAACAGCAGGTGGTCTGGGAAGAACTACTCTGAACGCATCTGGGGAAATACGCAGGTACTTGCTCATGATCTGAAAGAAGAGCTGCTTATCAATCTGGTAACGGGTCGAACAAACCGGGAAGCTGCTGCCGTCATAGCCAACAAGTTTGGCCAGGGAGCCAGCAATGCCAGAAGGCTAATCAGAACGGAAAGTAACTATGTGTCGACAGAATTGAACTTTAAAGCTTATGAGGAATGCGGGATTGAAGAATATCAGTATCTTGCGACGCTTGACCTTAAAACCTCAAAGATCTGCCGGAAGTTAGACGGTGAAATATATCCCGTAAAAGAAAGACAGATAGGTAAGAATTGTCCTCCCATGCACCCCTGGTGTAGATCTACAACCATATCAGTGATTGACAGGCCACTGATAGACAAAATGCAACGCTCTGCCATTGACCCTGTTACAGGTAAGCGTATCAAAGTACCCATGAACATGTCATACCGCTGCTGGTATGACATGCATGTTAAGCGGACAACGAAAGGGGTGAGTATACAATGATGTGGTTAGGTTATGGCCTGATGTGGTTAAGTGTATCAGCAGCGGTATCCGTTGGATTATATGTAACACATTCGGCTTGGTGTTTGTGGGCGTTTGTACTTCCAGCGCTCATAAAAATGAGTAGTGGAAACAAGAAAGGTGGTAAAAAAATATGAAAAAGAAACGAAAAGCATTTGTTGCTGTTATTATGGCTGCATGTATGACATTGGCTGGATGTACGGAGGCCAATAAGGTCTCTTACAATGTTTCCGAGGAAGCTGATAATTTTAATGTCCTTAGACGGTTCGCGGTGATTAATTCCAGGACGGACAAAGTAGAATTTGAAGTAATCGGTGCATTTTCGCTCGATGCGGCAGATAATGAAAAAATAAGTATTATCTGTGAAATGGAAGACGGTACCTATAAGAAACACATTATTGGACTGAACGAGAATACGATGTATGTTATTGAGGATCTGGGAGGAGCTAAAGTAAATAAATACAAATACGAAGTGAACTACATACCGGAATCCATTGTACCATTTACTGTAACGGAGAAAGAGTAAAAGGAGGTGAGTAGCATGGCTTGCAAAGGAAAAGGCGGAAAGAAAGGCAAAGGAAGATAGGGAGGAGGTGATCATGAATCTCCCTCTGGGCGGCGGGGTGAAGCTGCCTTATTTTTGTGCCCGGAATGGCCAAAAACTAATCTTAACAGCAATGGCCTGGGCCTACGGGAATGGGCTGGGGCGGAAAGGATAAGAAGATGAGAAATAAGTATTTTAGATTTGCAAATTGTATGCTGCCTATGAACCTGCAGTTTTTTGCAGAACCAGGTGGAGACGGCGCTGGGGCCGGTGATGGCAATGGCGGCGGAGCCGGAGGCGAAGGCGAAGGCGGGAATGGAAGCGGAGCTTCGGGTGAAGGAAATAACCCTCCTTCATTTGATGAACTATTGAAGAACGGTCATCAGGCAGAGTTTGACCGTAGAGTACAGAAAGCCATTGATACTGCAGTAGAAAAGGCGCAGGAGAAGTGGCAGGCACTCACAGATGACAAACTGTCTGAAGCTGAGAAATTGGCCAAGATGACCAAAGAGGAAAAAGCAGATTATCTGCAGCAGAAGCGGGAAAAGGAGCTGGCAGAAAAGGAAGCAGCTATAACTCGTAGAGAGCTAATGGCAGAAGCCAAGAATACATTGGTTGAAAAGAAACTTCCGGTAGGTCTGGCTGAGGTGCTGAACTATACAGACGCGGATTCTTGCAATAAATCCATTGCAGTGGTGGAGAAAGCGTTTAATGAAGCGGTGGAAGCAGGCGTACAAGATAGAATTAAAGGTGGCACGCCTCCCAAGAAAGCACCTGTGGGTGGCGAAGTAACAAAAGAAATGTATGCCAATATGGGGTATGCAGACAGATTGAAACTAAAAACAGAAAATCCAGAATTATATAAACAGTTAGCTGGAAATTGAGAAAAGGAGAAATAGAAGATGGCAGGAACAATTTTTGGAATTCCTTTTGATGATGAATTATTTTTACAGATGTGGAACGAGGCCCCTGACCCATATCTTACAGCGATGATTGAATCAGGAGCGGTAGTGGAGGACCCTACTATTGCAGGAATGATTCAGAATAGTGGTAATATATACACAATTCCGTTCTATGACACTTTACAGGGAGATGATCAGAACTATGACGGGCAGACCGATATTACAGTAGAAGAGATTGCTGGTGGATCACAGACAGGCGTTGTGTATGGTCGCGCAAAAGGTTTCTTTGCCCGTAATTTTACAGCTGAGCTTTCAGGCGCTGACCCGATGGGCCATATTGTTGCAACTATTGCAAAATATTGGCAGAAACGCCGCCAGATGCGTATGATTGGAATTACTAATGCGGTATTTAACATTACAGGAGCAAGCGGGTATGCTAAAAAATGGGCAGATGCTCACACTTTAAATCTGGGATCAGATACTGCAAATGCACGTGAGATTCGTGAGACAGATTTAAACGACCTTGCGACCCAGGCATGTGGAGACCATAAAGATCAGTTCGGTCTTGCCATCATGCACTCCAATGTAGCAAAGACATTGGAAAATAAACAGCTCCTTGAATTCTGGAAGTATACGGATGCGAATGGTATTCAACGTCCTATGAACATTGCATCTGTAAACGGGTATACCGCGATTATTGATGACGGTGTTCCATGCGAGGCTGTAGGTGGTACAGGAGATAATAAAGACCTGAAACAGTACACAACATATCTGTTTGGGACAGGAGTTATTCGTACCGCAAAAGGACGTGTCGATGTGCCTGTAGAAGTAAATAGGGATGCAAAGAAGAATGGAGGCCAGGATGAGCTTATCACAAGAATGAGGGAAACTCTGCATCCAAACGGATTCAGTTTCAAAGTACCTACTTCCGGATGGACACAGTCCCCTACAGATGAACAACTTTTTGCTAAAGCGAATTGGGATATTAAGTTTGATCCGAAATCAATTCCTATGGCTAAACTGATTACGAATGGTTAAGGATGTGGTCTGATTGACAGAAATTGAAAAACTGAAAAAGCTGACAGGGGAGAGCGACGAAGAGTTGCTCTTTCTTTTGTTGGAGGAGGCAGAGGCTTTTGTGTTGTCCTATACCAACCGCACAAAACTGGTGTCTGGCCTGGATAAGGCCGTGAGGGATTTGGCAGTGATCGCTCTTAATCGCATGGGCACAGAAGGGGAGAGCGGACGAAGCGGTGCAGGAGAGACGTATAGTTTTGATAATGCTCCAAAGCAGGTCTATGATCTCATGGACCGGTACCGGCTTGTCAGAATAGGGGGTAAGGCACATGAGGCTAAAACGTAGCAGGCTGGGCGCATACCAAATCAAGAAAGCTGTCCCTCAAAAAGATGCTGAAGGAGGAAGTTACATAGAGTACGGTCCTGCAACGCCTATTACTGCAGAGATGTGGACAGGAGGCGGAAAACTGCAGACAGAGATGTACGGGAACCGCCTGCCTAATATCCGTAATTTGCGACTGAATGGTGCGTATTATGAGGTGCCAGGGATAAACGGCAAGGTTACTTACCAAATGAGAGACGGTCCGGGAATCGCGGCCGGTGATGGAATTTGTATCTATGCTGCCGCAGATCAGGATCCGGATTACCAAATAGTTGCGATCTATCCATACACTCACCTGACACTGGAGGTGGAAAAGAGATGATCTTGGGTACAAACAATCTCAATAAACATTTTGACCGACTGTCAAAGGTGGAGCTTAAAAATGGCATAAGCAAGGGGATAAGCTTTGTGCAGGAGGAGGCCAAAGCAAACTGCCCAGTATTTGATGGAGAATTACGTAGCAAAATCCTGACGGAGGTTACTGAGGAGGGAGATACTGTCCGTGGTACCTGTTGGCCGGCTGCTGAGCATGGTACTTTTGTGGAGCTGGGAACCGGTCCGAAAGGACAAGCTGATCATGAGGGCATATCCCCGGATGTTACAGTTGCTTATACACAGTCCCCCTGGTGGATACATGAGAGCCAGATTGACCGGGAGGTTGCGGAGCATTATCATTTTTTTCATATTGATACGCCACAAGGCCGTTTTTATCAGTGCACTGGCCAGGCAGCACAACCGTATTTGTACCCGGCTTTAAAAGACAATGAGGACAACATTGTCGAGATAGTCAGAAAGGAGATAAAAAAGCAGTTATGAAGAATGTGAAGGACCAGGTGTTTAAGGCCTTAAGGGCTGTGACGGGGAATGTTACTGACCAGTACCCAAAGGACTGGGCAGAGCTTCCTGCCTTACAGTATGTAGAGGAAGAAAACAAGGTGCATGAGCATACCGATGAGGGTGAGACAAAGTCGTATGTACGGTATCGGGTGGATATCTGGCATAATCGCTCTACTTCAGAAGCATCACTGAGCGTAGATGAAAAGTTGTCAGCTCTGGGGCTTGTGAGGACATCTTGCCAAGATGTACCGGACCCGTCCGGACTGAAACATAAAATGATGAGATATGAGGCAATTATTGACATGACGAATGATTATGTCTATTGGCCCTAAGAAAGGAGAGTGGCACATGTTAGCGAATGGTGCAAAACTTGGTTACAAGAAAAAGGATGGTTCTACTTTTACAGATCTTCCAGGTCTAAAGGAAATCCCGGAAGTTGGTGTAGAGCCGGAGAAGGTTGATAATACCTGTCTGACTGATCCGCATAAAAAATATGAAATGGGTATTGGTGATCTTCCGGAAATGACATATAAATTCAGATATGATAACACTAAGGAGGATTCCCCGTACAGGGTGATGCGAAAAGCTCAGGAATCTATGGAAGTCTTAACGTTCCAGGATAAAGCAATAGACGGTACTACAATAGAGTATGATGCCCAAGTAACGGTAAAACGTACAGGTGGTGGAGTAAACGGTGCCATTGAATTTGACCTAACAATGATAGTACAGAGCGATTTAAATTACACGGACCCCACTGCAGCACTGTAAGCATAAGGAGGATAAAAGAACATGGTAAATTTAGGCGGACTTGATGAAGAAGTAAATCAGGAAATCAGAGACGAAGAGCAGGAAGGGAAAATTACAGCTCTGGTGGAGAAAAAGCCCAAGAGACGGCCCTTTCATTACTGGAAAGTAGGAAACAGAGAATACAAACTGAAACTAATAACAGGCATGATTGAGAAGTTAGAGAATAAATATCGACAGAATATCCTTAATCTGGTTGCTGTAGATGGAATCCCGCCTTTATCAACTATGCTGACTGTCATTCAGGCAGCAATATATCCCTGGGAGCATGGCATCAGCTACAATGACATCAAAGCTATGTATGATCGCTGGGTCGAAGAAGGCGGTAACCAAATGGAATTTTACACCAATGTACTAATGCCTACACTGGCAGTATCCGGTTTTTTTACGCAGCAACAGGCGGAGTCAATGATGGAGAGCCTGGAAAATATGGACGAATTGCTTTAACAAAAACATATGACTTGCAGGAACTGTATGAACAAGCTCTTGACTGTGATATATCACCCGAAGAGTTTTGGGGTTATTCGCCAAATGAGATATCTGACATTATAGAAAGTTACTTTAGAAAGAAGAGCCGCGATATTAAATGGCAGGTGACTCATGACTTCATCATTGCCGAGGTTGAAGCCAGATATATGTTTGGTAAAAAAGAGCAAGACACACCACACCCGTGGGATTACTACGACGAACTGTTCGCAGAAGATAAGATTAAGTATGAAAAGCAGAAGGAACAAAAGGCGTTTGAAGATTATAAAGAGAAACGTAGGCTTTATGTAGAAGCATTTAACAAACGTAGGAGGCAGGGAACATAACCCCTGCCTCCTATTTATTTAAGGGAGGAGGTGAATGTGTGGGAGATACGTTAGAAACGTTGAAAGTCCAAATAGAAGGCAATGCAGAGCCATATAAGAAGTCATTGAAAGATGCCAAAACCGCTACAAATCAAACTGCTAGTTCGATAGATCAGGACCTTAAGAAGTTCAAGAACCCTCTTGCGGGAATAAGCAACTCCGGAGCTATGAAGAAGATACAGGAGTTGCAGAACGGAATCAAGAAAGCTATATCAACGGCTACGGGGGGATTTAAAGGCAAAATGAAGGACTTCCAATTAAGTTCTGGTATAAAAGTCAAGTCAGATGACTTCAAGGCAGTAGAAAGCGATATAGAGAAGACAAATGCCAAGCTTGACTCTTACTATGAGAAAAGGGACAGGTTGGAAGAATTGGGCACAGACAAGGAGAGCCGGACCTGGAAGGCATTGGAATATGATATAAAAAATGCAGAAGAAGCTCTGTCAAGATACAACAAGAAGCGTGATAACATGGCTAAGAACGGTTCCGATGTGCAGAGGCCAGTGACCATTCCAAAACAGTTTGGCAACCTATTCAAAACAATAGGTTCCAAAGGCTGGGGCGGGATCAAGAAGATTATGGGAGGCTTACGGTCGACATTTTCTAAGATAACACCTGTGATTAAGAAGGCAGGTGGTGCGTTTTCAGCTCTCATACAGAAGTTTGCGACAGGTATCCCGGGCATTAATCGATTAAATAACTCAATGAAACGTACCAGTAATACCGGTAGCCGTATGGGCGGTATATTCAGGACATTGGGAATGACGGCAAGGTTTATGTTTGCTTCATTTCTGATCAGAGGCGCTCTGGATGGCGCTAAAGAGGGGATGCAGAACCTCGCGCAGTATAGTGGCACAACGAATGCAAGCCTTTCTATGTTGATGTCCTCTTTAACACAGCTTAAGAACGCTCTGGCTACAGCATTTGCACCAATACTTAACGCAGTAGCGCCACTATTGAATACCATGATCCAGAAAGTTACACAGGCTGTGTCAGCACTTGGCATGTTATTCGCATCACTTACGGGACAGAAAACATTCACTGCAGCCAAGAAAGTAAATCAGGACTATGCAGCAAGTCTGAATAATAATGCAGAGCAGGCTAAGAAGGCAAACAAAGAGAACCAGAAGCTACAAAAGACACTACTTGGATTTGATCAGATTAATAAGCTCGATGACCAGTCAGGTTCAAATGATACGGAGGCAGAGAATCCGGCAGGGCTTACACCCGCTGATATGTTCGAGGAAGTCCCTATCCTTAATAGTATTAGTGATTTTGCTAATAAAGTTAAAGAGGCATGGCGTAACGCAGACTTCACAGAGATAGGCCAAATCGTTGGTAACAAGCTCAATAAGGCATTAGAAAGCATACCGTGGGACAATATAAGGAACACACTGAATAAGGTCGCCAAAAGCGTTGCAACGTTCTTAAACGGCTTTATAGAGGCAGTAGATTGGAAGCTGGTAGGTGCCACACTATCAAAAGGTGTGAACACAGTATTTGAAGCGGCAAACACATTCGCTAAAAACTTCCACTGGGGATCTCTTGGTATCGCTGTAAGCAATGGTATAAACGGTGCAATTAATAAGCTTGATTGGGACCTTATCAAAGAGACGGTACACAACGTGGCATCCGGATTGATAGATGCACTCAACAACTTCATTGCTAACGCAGAGTGGGAGAAGATAGGTAAGACCATCACAGAGTACTTCAATGCGAAGCTTGAGTTCTTCTACACAGCAGTAACGGAGTTCAAGTGGAAAGAGCTAGGTCAGTCCATAGGTGATATGCTGAATGGGGCTATCAAAGCCGCAGACTTCAAGAAAGCTGGTACATCACTGGGTAGAGCAGTAGCAGGTGTTGTGTCCATGATAAGAGAGACAGTTAAGAAGACTAAATGGAATAAGCTTGCAAAAGACCTGGCTAATGGACTGAATACAGCAGTGAAGGAGATAGACCTACCATCCATCGGGGATGGCTTGGCTGAGGTTGTAAACTCTGCACTGTCAATGCTCAAGAAGTTCATCAAAACATTCGATTGGAAGACACTCGGTAAAGAGATCGCAACAGGTGTAAGCAATGCAATCACTGGAATCAAGTGGGAGGACGTATGGAAGACCCTCTCAGATGCCGTAAAGGGCATTTTAGACTTCCTAATCGGGCTCGTGCAGGGTATTGACTGGAAGGAGCTCGGAAAGACGATTATAAAGGCTGTTTTGGACTTCTTTACAAAGACAGACTGGGGAGACATACTCAAGAAGATCGGCGAGTTAGGGTTAGCGATTGTACAGGGACTCCTGGAAGGTATACTGAGTGGAGTGAAGGAGATAGGCGAGTGGCTGAAGGAAAATTTGGTTGACCCTATCGTCAACAAGGTAAAGGAGTTTTTCGGTATTCATAGCCCGAGTACAGTGTTTGCAGATATCGGGTCACAATTGATGGCAGGTATGCTCGGCGGTCTTGTGGACAGCGTTACGAGCGTTATAGCATGGTTTAAGGACCTTCCAGGCAAGATTAAGGAAGCTCTTGGCAATGCGAAAGAGTGGCTGAAGCAGAAAGGTAAAGACGCAATCGAGGGATTAAAGAATGGTTGGGAGTCTGTGAAGGAATCAAAGCTTGGTAAGACAGTGAGTGCTGTTGGCAAGTATGTGAAAGACAAAGCAGGAGATGCTAAGGCATGGGTCAAAGAGAAGGGTTCTGCAGCAATAGAGGGTATTAGGAACGGGTGGGAATCTGTCAAGGATATGTCACTCGGTAATGCAGTATCAAAGATTGGCGGATATGTGAATACCAAAATTGGTAATATCAAATCCGCTGTCACGAACAAAGGTAAGGACATCATAGAGGGTGTTAAAAACGGATATGAGAACAGCAAGCAGAGCGGACTGCTCCAGAAGGTATCAAGTCTGAAAGAAAACGTATTCTCAGCGATTGGCAACGTATCCTCAAAGGTAAAGAGTAAGGGATCTGATATCGTTTCAGGTATTAAAGGTGGTTTTGAATCAAAGAAAAATACGTTGCAGCGCTCTGTATCCACAATTCCTAATATGATTGCATCCGGTATTGGGAACTTATTCAGTATAGGTAGAGACGCCATTTCATCTTTTGCGGATGGATTCTTGTCTATAGATATTCCGTTACCTCATATTAAGACATCATGGAACAGGCACTATATTGGAAATACAAGTTTTTCAACACCAAGTTTTGGTATTAGCTGGTATGAAAAGGGTGGATTCCCAGGCATGGGTGAGATGTTCATAGCGAGAGAGAACGGGCCTGAGCTTGTTGGAAAGATGGGTAACCATACAGCCGTAGCAAACAATAATCAGATTGTTGAGGGTATTGAATCGGGAGTGTTTAGGGCTGTAATGGATGCTTTCAATGCATCTGGATATTTGGGGAAATCTAACAATGAAAACCCTGTATATATTGAATTCACAATGAAATGCGGGGAAGAAACTCTATATCGTTCACTAAAAAAAGGTGAAGAGAAATATAATGGAAGATTTATGGTACTTGAAACAGTATAGGAGTGGCGTATGGATGAACTGATTTTAGTTGACGGACGGGCATTCAAATGCCCTTCCGGTTTTAAATGGAAGAAACAAGATGTGAGTTCAAGCCAAGCAGGTAGAACAGACGACGCTATTATGCATAAAAACAGAGTGGCAAAGAAAAGAGCGCTGTCTCTTACCTGGACTTGCTTGACGAAGAGAGAGATACACGAGATACTCGTAGCATTTGACCCCGAATATGTGAACGTCACATATTGGGACCCCCTTGATGGAGGCGATATAACAAAGACATTTTATACAGGAGATATGGAAGCAGATGTCAAGTGGTGGGCAAAAGGAAGGGAAAGATATTCTACGTTAAGTTTTGATGTGATAGAGAGGTAACCAAATGCAAAAGGTATCAGTGGATTTTATCAAAGAGCTCAATAAAGATAATAGAAATTATATATTGAGTTGCAAAATTGTTCTATCTGATAATACAGAACTAGATATTGATAATACAAAACTATGGTCGGATAGTTTTAAAATAGAGGATGCCGTTTCTAATCCTGGTAAATTTGATATTGGAGCAGTTGTCTCAAATAAGTTAACATTTACTTTGAGCGATATATACGATGAATATACAGAGTATGACTTTACTGACGCCGTGATAACAAATGTTCGCGTTGGACTCGAACTGCCGGATGGAACAGAAGAGTATGTGAAAAAGGGAGAATATACTGTAGACGAAACATCGTATAACGGTTCTTTGATTACACTTGAATGCCTGGATAACATGGCAAAGTTTGATAAATCGTACAAAGAAAGTAAATTAGTGTATCCAGCTACGATTGGGGCCATAGTCCGGGACGCGTGTACTGAATGCGGTGTAGGCCTGAATACCTTTGAATTTCCAAACCACACGTACATTGTCCAGGAAAGGCCGTCAGACGAAGCCCTGACTTTCCGGCAGGTACTTAACTGGTGCGCGCAGATCGCGTGCTGCTTTGCTCGGTGCAACGCTGAAGGAAAACTGGAACTCAAATGGTTCCAGACAGGGGTTCTGGAAGACGAACTGAACGGCGGCGTATATGATAATGGAACTCCAAAGTACCAGACAGGTGATAACGCGGATGGCGGGACCTATGCGCCGTGGAGTGAAGGCGACGTACACAGCGGAGGGACGTTCAAGGATTTATTATCCATCCATCATTTCATATCATACACAAGCCCTGAGATATCCACTGATGATGTTGTAATAACAGGTATTCTGGTGAAGGAGTATTCGCCGGATGTCAATAAGGATGAGGTTGTACCATATCTAACGGGAACAGAAGGATATGTGCTATCAATAGAAGAAAACAGGTTTATACCTCCGGGTAGAGACCAGGAGGTTGCAGCGTATTTAGGAAGTCGATTGATCGGGCTGCGCTTCAGGCCTCTTTCTTTTTCCTGCCTGAGTGATCCAATTATTGAAGCTGGTGACGTGGGTTTCTTCACCGACCGAAAATGTAAAACATATAAGTTTTTGGTAACGAACACAGTATTCTCTTCCGGAAATTATCAGACAGTGACTTGCGACGCGCAGACCCCGGCCAGGAATAAAGCCACAAGATATTCCGCGGCAACACAGGCATATGTAGAATTAAGGAAACAGATCCGCAAGGAGAGGACAGAACGAGAGAAGGCCTTGGAGGAATTAAGCAAGAAGCTTGCTGCCTCTTCCGGGCTGTATACAACGATAGATACACCGGCATCTGGTGGAAAAATCTTTTATATGCATGACAGACCAAATCTTGCGGACTCCAGTATTGTTTGGAAGATGAATGCGGAAGCCTGGGGTGTGTCTACGGATGGAGGGAAGAACTGGAATGGCGGTATGACGGTTGATGGCGATACGATCGTAAGGATATTGACCGCCATAGGAGTAAATGCCTCATGGATTGATACAGGCCGCATATCTGTAAAGGATAAAGATGGGAATGTAATCTTTTTGGTAGATATGGACACAAAGGAGATTGTAATATCTGGGGATTGTATCCGTATAGGCGCGGTATCGGCAACAGAGGCAATCGAGGAAGCAAATAATACGGCGAACAAAGCCCTGCAGGAAGCAGAAAAAATGAGGGCTCTAAATATTCAGCTTGAAAATGATTCCCACACGGTTCCCACGAATTACGAAGGCGGGGTTGGTAATTATGCCGGTTGTGATACTACTGTATATGTGTTATGGGGACAGACGGATATATCCGCTGATGTCCCTATCACTGTGTCAAAGAGTGCCGGTATTACGGGCACGTGGAATGCTGCCGCCCGAAAATACACCGTAACAAACATGACAACAGATACCGGATATGTCGATTTTACGGTTAGATACATGGAAATCACCGCAACCAAACGCTTCAGTATCTCCAAGAATAAGCAAGGAGAGCGAGGGGAGCAAGGCATCCAGGGAATCCCGGGTAGAGATGGAGGGGACGGTGCCGACGGGAGAACAAGTTATTTTCATGTGATGTATGCCCCTGTTGATAATCCTACAGCATCCCAGATGACAAAGGAACCGGATGCCTATATCGGAACCTACGTTGATTTTTCAGAAACAGATTCCAGGGATCCGCTGGTATATGACTGGGTGAAGATAGAAGGCGTCGATGGAAAAGACGGGACAAACGGTATTCCAGGTAAAAATGGTATAGACGGAAAGACTTCATACCTCCATATGAAGTATTCTGACGACGGAAGCACGTTTACTGCCGATAATGGAGAAACGCCAGGCAAATGGATAGGGCAGTATGTAGATTTCGTCCAGGCTGATAGTACGGTGTTTTCTGATTATGTATGGACTAAAATACAAGGCCCCCAGGGTATTCAGGGCCTGAAAGGAGCAGATGGAAAACAGTATTACACATGGCTGAAATACGCAGACACCCCAACAAGCGGCATGAGTGATGACCCGGCAGATAAAGCATATATTGGTCTTGCTTATAACAAAGAGACTGCAACAGAAAGCAGCAATTACTCTGACTACACATGGTCGAAAATAAAAGGTGAAAAAGGTGATACCGGAGTCGCAGGGCAAAATGGTGCGGATGGAAAGCAGTTATATACATGGGTAAAATATGCAACCTCTGCATCTGGCACAAATATGTCAGATGACCCATCAGGGAAATCCTATATCGGGCTTGCATACAACAAAGTCACAGAAGTAGAAAGCAATAATCCAGCAGATTATGTGTGGTCTCTGATAAAAGGCGATAAGGGCGATAAAGGAGAACAGGGTGTTGCCGGAAGAACATATTTTATTGACGCATCTACTGTGATCGTCAAAAGAGGCCAGAACGGACGCATATCGCCTACATCCGTTATTTTCAACGCATATTACCGGGACGGCGATAGCTCAGAGAGAACTCCGTATTATGGTAGATTCATAATTTCCGAAAGCATAGATGGCGATATCTGGGAAGCCAAATATACATCTGAAATAGATGAAATCAGCAAGGAATATGTGCCTACAGAGACCGCTACTGCAGTGAAGTGTGTTTTATATGCCCCCGGCGGTACACAGACTGAAATAGACCAGCAAACAGTGTCTATAGTGGTTGATGTATCAAATCTTACACAGGAGATAATCTTTGATACTCTGACAAATAATGGAGAGAATCAAGGGGTATACCTGAAGGATGGAAAGATTTATATAAACATGACCTATGCAAAAGGTGGAACACTGGTACTTGGAGGGCTGAATGACACTAACGGGCTCTTACAGGTAAGAGATGAATCGGATCAGGAAATAGGACACTGGGGAAGTGATGGAGTTGTAATTAAAAAAGGCTCTTTTACTACAAAAACCGATACATCTACAGCCAGTGTTAAAGGTGGAAAGATGCGGGTGTCATTTCAGGATGTAGAAATTGGAAATATAGGCGCGAACAGGTTTATAAATGGGGATCAATACTCCGGCCTTGTGTTTGATCTGGAGGCTGAAGGGTCATATGTGGGGTGGGCAGCCAAAAACAAAAGCACTGATACCTCTTACGCCATAAAATTTATGTATATGCATAAAAATTATTCGGGTTATACAGCGGGTAATTTGTATTTAGGGGCAAAACTTGATACAAAAGGGAACGATGTTTTATTAAATACAGGAGGAATCCTAAAATCCTGGACCGATGCGTCAGGATTTAAAACAGATGAGTTTTCGATTGTACCTTCCAGTAGTAATACATCATATTTCACGGCAAGGCCATCAGAGATTGACTGTTATGCCGATTTAGATATGAACAGACATAGCATTTATAACCAATCTGATGCGAGGCTGAAAGATAATATCACAGATGCGGCAAGTGCATTAAATGCAATTAACAGTATTAAGATTAAATCTTTTGACTGGCTGGCCGACAATCGGCACGTAAATGCCGGTATCATAGCTCAACAGCTCCAGCAAGTTTTACCAGAACTGGTCCGCGAGGATGAGCAGGGTCTGCTTAGTGTAAACTATATCGGACTCATCCCGTATTTAGTTAAAGCAATACAGGAGTTGCGTTCCGCAGTCGTTCCGGACAAACGCATGAGTTTAAGGAGTATGGACATGGTAGAAGATATTCGATCCCTTTATAATTTTACCGAGGAGGAGAGAAATGAGGCCGTAAAAAGGGCGGAGCCGCCAACGTTTGAGGACGTGAAACCAGAAAACATAATTATAGAGGAGAATATTTGATGGGAGAGAAAGAACTGAAAAAGACGCCAGTAGTCGTGCCTGTAGGAATGATGATGGATGTCATCCAGAATGAAATCCTTAACCACGCTATTGCTCTTATGAAGAATAATAATGTCCCAATGGAATTGCTGCCTTATATATTAGACAGTGTCGAGAATAAGTTACTGAAAAACAACAACAAGGACTATGCGATTAAATACATGGAAGCAAATGGATTGTTGGGAAATGAGGTGGTGAAAGACGGAACCAATAATAACATTTCGTGTGGAGAACCAGAAGATAAGCAGAACGGATAAATTTACGGTAGTAGCAAACAGCCATGATTATCTCCGGGCGCACTTTACATTTGTGACAGAAGAGTGGCGAGGGATAAAGACAGCTATTTTTAGGCGCGGCACCACTAAAACACTGGCAATCCTTGACAATGACGAATGCTATGTACCCTGGGAGTTTTTAAATGGAAAAGGCATTGGTTACGTGTCAGTGTTCTGCGGGGCGTTGGTGACCGCAAATGAGGCACCAATGGAGATTAATATATCCGGATATGGTGATGGTAATGAAATGCAGGTACCAACTCCAGGCGTATATGAACAAGTCATAACGAAGCTTGACAGTAAGGCCGATGGTGTGGCTATAACGGGAAATAAAATCCGTCTGTTTTCCGGAAACAAAATCATTTACGAAAGTGAATTTGATATAAACGGCGGTAGTTTTGAAGAATGGAAGGGGGCACAGTAAAATGGCAATCACAATGCGAATCGGTCTTGAAAAAGACTTTATCCCTGAAAGAATGAGTGTCGGTGAGCTGGCTATCTCAACGGATACAGGTTTGATGCGGTACTGTCATGGACCAAATAAAATCAAACTGATAGCAACAGATGAAGACATTGCTGAAATGAGGAAGATGGTAAGTGACTTTGACTTGACGGTTCAGCAGGCGCTTGCGGATATCGGAAATCTGGGGCAATCACAGACCAACAGAGTAAACAGTGCAGGCAATACCCAGACCCAGCGTGTAAACACCACCGGAGACACCCAGGTATCCCGCATCCAGGCGGAGGGTACCACCCAGGTAAAAAATGTCCAGACAGCCGCGGCAGAGATAACCGCAGACCGCACTCAGATACATACTAACCGGGATAACACCGCACAGCTCCAGCGTACCACGGCAAGCGCAATCATACGGGAGGCGGCGGGGAGCTTTCTTACCCTGGAGGATGCGGCGGAGGGCAAAGGATACCGCAAGCTGGATGTGCAGGGGATGACGGTGCAGGATGGGGTTCTGGAGCCGGAAGCAGAAGCGCCGCTGAAAAATGTAGGGGTACTGAACCCGAAGACCGGTAAGTATGAGGTGAAGGTGACATCGTGTAAAAACAACCTGCTTGATATGACCGGAGCAAAAGGCGGTACCGCTGCGGGAATAACTACAGTCGTAAACCCAGATGGTACATTAACCAGTAATGGCACTGGTACAGGTGCGCCAGTCGCTGTATGGTTGTTAGGCAAGTATACAGCAGATATTACAGGCGATAATGTATTAATGGTGCTCCAAGCCGGTAAAACATACTATATATCAGATATAGTATTGTTTATGGGCACAGAATATCCGGCACAATATAAATTTTTTGTTGACCCGGAAAAATATCCCGAAGGTTTTAAGGTCACAGGAGTACGCCATGCCCAAATAGACTCAGGAACGGTGCTGACAAATAAAGTCTATTATCCCCGTGTAATACTGGGAGACAAAGACACCGGCTGGGAACCCTACAAAGGCCGCACAGCCACCGTAACCTCAGACCGTCCGCTTACACAGTGGGACAAGCTTACATGCAGGGATGGCGTGTGGGGATGCTTATACGACATAGGCAAAGACACAGAGACATGGACGCCCCTCACTCCCCAGGAGCAATCCGCCATGAATGCCCTGTGCAGTTATGCCGGTACCACCCACATCTGGACAGATGACCCGCTACAGCCTGTTATCTCCCTGGAGTACACCGTGGACACAGAGACATACATCCGGGAGACATTAGGAGGGTTAAGGCTCTCTATAAATCCCAATGATATGGGACTGGACATTAATTATTAAGAAGGAGGTAGATACTATGAGTACAATTAACATTCCCCGCGAATCGACCATGCAGGAGATAGCTCAGGCGCTCAATCTCATTGCTATATCGGTCACGGGGCAGACACCGGAAGTAAGTACGTGGGCATCTGTACAGCGCATAGTTCGGAGTGGATTTGGGAAAAAAGCATTTCCTGTCGGGTCGCAATTGAGGGTGCAGCATGAAACATACGGAGAGATAATCTGGGATGTAGTAACCCACGATTATGACAAGGACCCAAATGGTAGGATGGAACACAGTATGACTCTACTGAGCCATGATTGTGTCATCAACTCAATCCAGTTTGATAATACAGAGGCACTTTATAAAGCAGAAACAACGATGGCGGCAGGAACCTATCATTTTACGCTACTGGCAGGATACGATACCAGTTATGGAGGTGGTAAGACGCTACAGTTTACGCTTACAAAAGCCGTGCCTGCGGGCGGGGTGGTTATGTTTCCGTGGTCGTATAATACGCAGTCAACAGCCACAAAGATAAGTACATATGAGACGCAAGTAAGCACTACAGCTCTGGAGACGGTGACGGTCACAGAGGGCACCGGGGGAACGGCTCTAGGAACCGCAGACGGAAAAGGAGCACTCAACCACACGCACCGCATCCGGTACGGTTCCAGTAACTGGAAGGAGTCAGCACTGAGACAGATGCTGAACAGCGATAAGGCAGTAGGAACATTTTGGACACCGCAGACAAAATATGATAGGCCGCCAACGTGGAACGCTTCAATAGCTGGATTTATGGCTGGACTGCCGGCAGACTTCCTGGAAGTGGTTGGAATCTGTTCGCACATAACGAAGTCCAACGGCATCCACGAGGAGGCGGATGAGTTGAACAGTTCCTATGAAACACAGGACAGATTCTGGCTGGCATCATACTCAGAGGTGTTCGGAGGCATGGAGAACAATGTGGCAGACGGAACACAGTACCCATATTACAGCGGAGCACTGGCCGCTGACAGAATCAAATACAATAGCAGCGGAGCTGCTAGGTTCTGGTGGTTGCGGTCTCCGAACCCCTGGGTCACTTACTCTGTGCGCCTTGTGCGCCCTGACGGTTCTGTGGGCAGCGACTATGCGCACAGTTCCCTCGGTGCGGCGGTGGCTTGTGCAATCTACTAATTATCAAAATAAGATAGGAGGAAAGATATGGGAATAATGGTGACAGAAAGTGAAAGATTGGCGAAAATGCAGAAATTATATGAAACCACAAAGGCAGAGCAGTCCGATGTACAACAGACAGCTTATGAAACAGCAGTTAGCGAAAAAGATGTGGAAGCGGCGGCGGAAACAGCAAGGAAAATCAGAGACAAAATGTTGGCAGAGAGCGACAAAGAAGTTGTGCTTGACAGACTGGGCTTACAGGTGCCAGCCGGAAAGACATTTACTGTATGGTTAGATTTTTTAACCACACTGGGGCAAGCCTTAAATGGTGAATGGACGCGATACCGGGAGGCATTAAGAGATATACCAGAGCAGGATGGCTTCCCATTTGAGATTAAGTGGCCTGTCAAACCAAGCAAAACCCTAGTGCTGGAACCGGTTGAACCAGAGCCTACCCCAGACCCAGTAGACCCGCCGGTTGCCCCGCCGGTTGACCCGCCGATTGACCCGCCGGTTGCCCCGCCGGTTGACCCGGTAGAGTAACCGCATATGGCAGAGATAAGAGCAGGACCGGAGATGGTCTTATATTACTGCAAAAATATAGAAAGAGATGAGGAAATGAAGAGAATGGAGAAATTATTTAACTGGATTAGTGTTATTGGTGGTGTTATTGGAGGGTTCCTGGCCTACTGGCTGGGTGGATGGGACGCGCTGCTGAAGACAATTGTATGTCTGGCAGTATTGGACTACATAACTGGCTGGATCAAGGCCGTCTACAACAAGCAGTTGTCATCTGAGATTGGCTTTAAAGGGCTGCTCAAAAAGATAGTCATGTTTATTGTGATTGCCGTGTCCTATGCGATCCAGGGGCTTATGGGAGGCAAGGTGCCGCTCCGGGAGGTTGTGATCATGTTTTATATTGCCAATGAGGCATTAAGCCTGTTGGAAAATGCGGCGGAGTTTACACCGGTACCAGATAAATTAAAAGAGGTATTACTACAGTTAAGGGACAAGGATTCAGAGGGCGAGTAAAATCGCTCTCTTTTAATTTGCGCCGGCGCAACCGGCAGGAAGGATTTGATTATGAAGACATTTATTTCACAGCCCATGAGAGGGCGAAGCGACGAAGAAATCCAAGCGGAAAGAGCAGAATTGATGGCTGTCGTAAAAGAACAGTATGAACACGCAGAGGAGCTGGATACATTTTTTGATAACCCAGAATGGGGTGCGCTGACGTGTCTTGCAAAGAGCATAGAGGCATTAAGCCAGGCTGATGCGGCGGTATTTGCACCAGGGTGGAAAAACGCAAGAGGATGCAGAATAGAGCATCAGTGTTGTGTTGATTATGGAGTACCTATTTTATCAGATTGATTTGCGCCGGCACAATACCGGAGAAAGGAGCTATCATGGCTTTAAAAATTATTGATGTATCAGAACATAATGGAAGGATTGACTGGGAAGAGGCCAGAAAACACATTGATGGAGTAATCATACGTTGTGGGTACGGTATGGACCAGACTAACCAGGATGATAAATACTGGAAACGAAATGCCGATGAATGCACAAGACTGGGCATCCCATTTGGCGTATATCTGTACAGTTATGCAGATACGGATGCAAAGAGCAGGAGTGAGGCTGCGCATGTGTTGCGGCTCATTAAGGGGTACAAGCTGTCATATCCGGTATATCTGGATTTGGAAGAGGAGAAAGACGGTACCCGTAGACACGCTGTCAGAGGGGCGAAAATCTTTGCTGATATCGTGGAGGCTGCCGGTTACCATGTCGGTATTTATGCCAATGAAAATTGGTACAAGACCATCATCGGCAGCGCCCTGGACAAATACACCAAGTGGGTGGCAAAATACAGCTCTAAGGCTCCGGATGTCCCTGACGTGGACATCTGGCAGTACAGCAGCTCTGGCAGCGTGCCGGGACTGACCGGTAACGGCGGTAAGGTGGATGTCAACCATTGTTACCGAGACTTTTCGGGCGGAAGAAAGCCAGTGCCAAAACCGGATACCAGTAAGCCGGCAACATCTGGCGGTAATGCTGTAATCAGAGACGGCCAGATCCACTGTAATAACTTCACTGGCGCTGCCATCCTGGTTGACGGATATGACGGGCCGAAAACCCGTAAAGGCGCAGTCATGGTGTTGCAGACAGGTATTAACCAGGATTACCGTGCTGGGTTGGTCGTGGACGGTATCTGGGGTCCCGCATCAGAGCGGGCGTTAGGCAGTCACTATGTATGCAAGGGAGAGTGTCAGTACATGGTGACAGCACTCGAGATCCTGCTCATGCTTAAAGGCTACAACCCGCAGGGCGTTGAGTGCCCTGGCAGCTTCGGCAGCGGACTGGAAGCAGCGGTGCGGCAGTACCAGAAAGACCACGGCCTTACTGTGGATGGTATCGCAGGACGCAATACATTTATGAGTTTGGTTGCATAATAATAGGTTGCGGAGCACTTAGATGACAAGAAAGGGCGTGGCATAAAGCTGCGTCCTATTTTATTACTACAAAATAAAACGAAAGGATGATTTTATGTTAGTAGAGATCAAGAAAATGAATAAGGAAGAAGTAACAGTTGTAACCAGCCTTGATATTGCGGAGACGTTTGGGAAGGAACATAAAAATGTTCTGGCTGATATCAGAAATATTATGGCCGATATCAGTACAGCTGAATTTTCAGCCCTATTCTATGAGACGACATACAAAGCGTCAAATGGCAAAATTAATCCCATGTACTATATGACTAGAGACGGGTTTACTATTCTGGTTATGGGGTATAACGGAGAAAAGGCCATGAAGTTCAAGCTATCCTATATCAAGCAGTTTAACGCAATGGAAAAGGCTCTGATTGGCAAGTTGAAAGAGCGTGAGAAAGGCATTGCTGTCAGGCAGGCTCTGACGAATGCCCTACAGCAGTCACAGGAAAATGAACGGATGCACGGGCATGCTTATTCCACATATACGAATATCGTATATAAGGCGGTATTCGGAAAAGATGCAAAACATCTCCGTGAAGAATATGGCATATCCAAAAAGGAGAATCTCCGGGATTATTTTAGTGAGGAAGAACTGAAGGCTGTACAATCAGTTGAAATGATCGTGAGTGGTTTGGTGAACTGTGGGTGGGGATATGACCAGATCAAGGAGTTCGTGCTGAACCAGAATCTAAAAATGCTGGCGGCCTGATACGTGGACAAGTCTGGTAAGATGTGCTATACTGATAAAACAGGAGCACTACTGTAACTATCAACGCACAGAGGGCAACTGTAAAACGCTGTAAGGCCCCGGTTCTCCCATCCGGGGTCTTTTATAATTAAAAAAAAATTGGTTATACTTCAATAATACAGTATTGTAGTATCATTTAATCAAAATATGCATAAAATAATCATGAAATGCTGATGAAATATTTTAAAAATGATTGATTTTTAACAAATCCGTAGTATACTAAAGGTGAACAAAGTAATGATAAGTAACGTTAAATGGAAGTGGATAACAATTTGTTTATTTATCATACAATTATGTATACGGGAGGGGAAAAGCTATGGCGAATGTATTTGATGTTGCAAAATATGTTTTAAAAAGACTTGGACCCATTACTACCATGAAACTTGAAAAAGAAGTGTATTATTGCCAAGCGTGGTCATTGGGATGGGATGAAAAGCCATTATTTCATGAGGACTTTCAAGCGTGGGCTAACGGACCTGTTTGCCCAGAACTTTTTCATAAGCATAAAGGCAAGTTTGTAATTGATGAAACGTTATTTGATGATATTCCAGATTGTGAGTTTACTATGGATGAGATAGAAACAATGAACGCAGTTTTGGACTATTATGGAGATAAAGAGCCGCAATGGTTGAGTGAGCTTACGCATAAGGAAGCACCTTGGAAATCAGCTAGGGTTGGAGTACGAGCTGGGCAGGCATGTAGTAATGTAATTAGCAAAGAAAGTATGATGCAATATTACGGAGGCCTGCAATAATGGGTAAGAAAAAGATAGTTAAGCAAGCGGAAAGTGCAAAGAGTTCTAAAATGCCTAAAGTTGTTGAAAACCCAGAGGGATACTTAAAAAAGCATCCTATCTGGGCTTTTCAACGTTGTGATGTTAATCATGAAAAATGGTCAATAAAGAACTGCAAGAACTTTAATGAAGAAATATTAGATAAGTTAATCTCCTTTGAAGGACAGACATGGGCAGAAATACAATCTGCGTCGGGTGGACGGAGGAATGGTACGAATAGCCATTTTGAAGATATAGCTATTCTTTGTAAGGACGCCCAGAGACGAATTGAAGAATTACATTTAGATATTGACCAGGTTTTTTCGTTGAGATTAACAGCGACATTGCGAATTTATGGTATTCTGGAAAATGGTGTTTTTAATGTATTATGGTACGATCCTAATCATGAGATTTGTCCTGCTGTTAAAAGATAAAATACATAAAAAGCTGTAAGGCCCCGGTTCTTCGCCGGGGCCGTCAATAGTTTAAATCTTTTTATACTGCAATTTGATATGATGGGAATTGCCGTCATTGTCTATAACATCAAAGTAAGGATGTTCGTTACCAGTGAGGACTTCATTTGGTTCATAATTCCAACCCCACGGAGCCATGAGCATGATATCTCCTGCATTTGTCTCAAACATTTCCCAATTTTCAGGTATTTCTATTTCTACCTTGTCACTGCATGTAGCAGTGGCATGAGGAGCATTTGCCGTCCAAACCTGTTTTTTCTCTGCGGAGAGTACCCCGTAATTTATATATCCTGTAAATTTTTTCATCTTTGTATCCCCCTTGTATTTTATAATTTGATTTGTTATAATTTACTTGCTGGGGGAGCGGTGGCAAGCCCGCCCTCCTCTGGTATCTGTTTAAGCTATTTTCTTTTTTAATTCTTCCACTTCTTTTTGCAAGTCTTTAATCATCTGCAAAAGCAAGCTTGTGTTTTCGTTTTCAAGTTTGTTGATTCTGTAATACTGTTTGAGTTCATCCATGTTTGATTCCAGCCTATTCATTTTGTCTGTAAGCCTCAATTGAACATTGTCAAGTTCGTTTAGAATCATGTTTGTTTGTGAATTAAGTAAATCAGCAATTGATTTTAAATCTTTTTCATCTAACATTTTTAAACCTCCATATTTGATTTGTTAAAGATGCTTGCCCTTCTTTAACTATATTTATTATATCATTATTGGTAACCAATGTCAATGTTCTTCTATCTTTTTTTCTATAATAATTTTCCCGTTTATCATAGAAACGGTTACCTTTCTATCTTCTTGTGTTACCCCTAGTTCCTTGACCATATCTGCCGGAAGGCTTATTTTATAATTAACAGAAGCCTTTCCTGCAGTTCCGCCTGCTTTGGCTATAATTATATTCCTATCAACCATTACTACATCTCCTCTTATCATATTTGATATATACATTATAATACGATTGGGAACCAATATCAAGAAAATATTACTGGAGCATGACATATACTTATACGCAAAACGGCCGACACCATTACAGTGCCGGCCGTTCTGCTATCATATCTATGGATATTATAACTCCCTGCGTGGGGATGCGCAAGAATTAGGGTTAGACGTTTTTCGACAGATATGTTATTTGTTGCATTATTACCAGACATAAAAAGCTGACAGAACGTATCCGCCAGCCTTTGAACTATATTGTATCATCTTGATTTCGTGTTGCATTTCGTGTTGCATAGTCGTGCATCACGGTACATTACCGCGCATACATGTGCGCACTAAATGGCAAAAAAATATGGTAAACCTATTAAAACATGCCAAAAAGTGCACAGTAACGCGGACATGTGTACGGTGGTGCGCATATAGTCACGGGTTCGAATCCCACCGTCTCCGCTACATTAAAGCCGCATGGTTGGTGGATTCTTCAAATGTCGTGTTGCATTTCGTGTTGCATAATCTCCGCAAAATAGTTATCAATGGCGTTATCCACAGCCATGCGTTCTCTAGAAAAAGCGTGGGTATAATTTTTATGCATTATGTGATTTGTTGCCCAGCCGCCTCTGTCCTGTGCATAAATATCAGGCACATTCAGCAGATGCATGACAGATGCATTTATGTGTCTGAGCTGGTGAAAGGTGATAGGGACCACACCTGCTTTCACTAAATATCTTTTTAGCTTACGGTATATTGTATTTGCTGGCATAGGCACTATCCGGTCGGTGCATACTTCGTCAATCAAGTCTTTGATATATTCTGGTAGTCTTAATACCCTCTGGCGTTTCGGCTGCTTTCCGGTATCCTTCTTGTACTCCTTCCCGTCAATGGTCAATACAACTTCATTGATAGCTATATACTTGCCGTCATCAAGCAGAGATTCTGATTTGGTTAGTCCGGCTATTTCTGACGCAGTAAAAGATAGCCACATTGCAAGCAACACAGGAAGTTCAATGTCAGTTCCCTTAACGGCCTTAAAAACCTGATCTGGTTCGGGCAAAGAAATCTTTTTATCAGGTATCTTGGGCAACGTTATCCGTTTCTCGTTGTAGTCTACGTCGTAATAGTTCAATACCGCCGTAAGCAGCCCAAATTCGTTTCTAACGGTCTTAGCCGATATAATCCCATCCTTCCCTTTTTGCGTCGTTTTACGGGCCGATTCGAGGCTCACAGCGGTAATCAATACGTCCGTGTCAATATCCTTTAACTTTGTTGTCATGAGGTCTTGAAAAGCATATTTACGGATTTTGACGTATCCGGATACGGTGGCCTTTGACAACACGGGTTCCTTGATTTTTATATAATTGTCTATGGCCTCCAACAGAGTTAGATCACGAGAGGAGTTTCTTTTTTTCTTGTTCAAGGAAAATTCAAGCGCCATCATCTCAGCTTCGGCTTTTCCCCTTTTTGTTGGGTCATCCGAGGTAAATGATTCGTACATTCTTTTCATCTTCGGCTCTCCATTGCTATCAAGAGCTATAGATCCATCAGAATTGAATACAGGAACGCTATGACTATAGACCTGACATCTCCATGAGCCCGATGGCAGTTTTCTTGCTGTTGGCATTTTGATCCTTCCTTTCCAAAAAAGAGTATAAAAACCTGCTAACAAAAATCAACAGGTAAATTTATAAGTTCACATCTATACAAGTGTTAAAATAGACAAACTTTAACTAGACCACTATTTCTACTGGCATCAGAAATAAATATGTTTGTCGTTTGGAAATTATGTATAGACTTCAGTTACTCTAGCATAATAAATTCTTAAAAACTTATTTAATGCTGCCATTTTTGCGACCTTTGGCGCCTTACCTTCCGATTCCTTTTTCATCATGAATAGGTATACTGCGTCTTCAGGTGGTTTAAAAGATTTCAGGCATTGCATGATTTCATATCCTATTTTTCTTAATGTAGCAGATCCTCGTTTTGTTATATGACGGTTACTTCCGGTAAACTGACCTGATTGATATGGAGGAGCATCAATTCCAGCATAAGCAATCAAAGCCTTTCGGCTATAAAACCGTCGTACATCCCCGATTTCGGCTATCAAGCGAGGAGCAATAACATCTCCTACACCGTTCATAGCGCGCACTACTGGATACTCAGGCAAGTCTCTTGCTAATTCCTGCATTTGTGTTAGAATTGTTCTGAGAGTGTTTTCTATCTCTTTTAAAACTCTTGCCGCTTCTACTACTAACATTTTGGTCGATGGAGAAGTAGAACGCAACGTGGGAACACCATTTTTAGCTAAGGCATAAATCTTTAAGGCTTTAGATTCACTTTGATGGTATCCTCTTTTTTTCGCCCATGAAATATAACTTTTTACAAACTGGCTTTCTGTTTTTTTAGTAATGTTGTCATAATGCCAATAATACTCCATGAAATCGGCAACCTTATTTTTTCCGTTACAATCGCTGTAGCCTTTTAGAAGGGTTCGTATACCCGGCATTGTGTAATCCATCATATTTGACAATACCTGAATACTTTCTATTTTCATTCTCATGTAATGTGCATACTGACGACCAAGTAGCCGCAGTGTCTGATAAACTTCAGAATCAGGAGTATAATCAACTAAATGAAACCAATGGTCAATTCCATAGTTGGCAATCATCTTGGCGTCTAATTGATCTGTCTTCGCCTTTCTTAGTCCCTTGCACCTGTATTCTTTCATAACCAGAGGATTAATTACAGATACGAAGAGTCCTTGATCCTTTAAATATGACAGAATCGGCATGTGGTAGGCACCGGTTGCTTCCATTACAACTTTTGTTTCGCCGTCAAGTCTCAGAAGCATTTTGGATAATTCCAATAATGAGTTGTCCGTATGTTCAACATCGAATGGTGAACTGACAATCTCCCCATATGGCTTTAAAATACATATCGTACTCTTTCCCTTAGAAACATCAATCCCAACACTTATCATATGTGACCTCCTCAATGAATTTTGTAATTGTTTCCACCAACACTTATTACCATTCATTTTGGTTCGTTACACGAAAGCTCCAAGAGTCTCAACCTGCCTAACCGAATGCATATAATAAGGGGATGGCAGACAGTTTTTGTAACGGATGCGATAACCCAAATAACACCCCGTCTGGCCAATTACACCCTTATTATACAGAATAAGTGCAACTGCGTGACCAATATTTGTATCGGTACAACAATTACACTTTTATAGTACCAAATAACAGCCCGTCTCTTGCAGGCTGTCACCGAAGATGATACAATATAGTTGCTAGATTTTGTGGTATCTCTTCGGAGATATGGTCCGGTTCCTGTTGGCGCAGGGGCCGGTTTTTAATTTTACTGCAATTTTATTATCTGCGTATCCTTATCGTCACTAAGGCTTATAAGTTCTGATGCCTGTAGGGTGACATCTGAAGGTCCACTGATTTTGAAGGCTTCACAGACATTTACTGTTGTGCCTGGCTGTATTTCCTTCATATAGTTTTCCATTGAGTCGTTTGAATCCAATGTAATTGCGCTATCACATTCGACGCCGCCCTGAAAAGCTTTGAAATAACAATCCGTCATTGCGCTAGAATTTTCAGACCCATTATTTGTGTAATCATAATATACTAACAGGCATGGATTGCCTTCATAGTCTGTACTGGTTTCATAACTTGTCAGTTTAACAGCAAAGGTATCAGTAGAGAAATCTATCACCCCATCGTCTTCTGGTTCCGCTTTACTATCATCCGTTTTTTGATCGGATTTGCTATCGTCTTTCTTTTCTGTTTCTGTAGCAGAGGCACCGCCTTTGTTTAACTTTTTATTAGACTCCGCATCTAATGCTTCAGATACTCCAGCACCCATGATTAAAATAATCACTGCTATAGCCACTGCAATGGCAGATGTGACGACCCCGGCAATAGCCATTCCGTGCCCTCCACGATGCGTCGCTAATGAGACGATTCCCAATGCAAGGCCGATTATTGCCGGGAATAAGCCAATTGATAGACAAGCAAGAACAAGTCCAATAATTCCCAATACCATAGATGCTATGGCAAGCCCTCTCTTATTGCTAGTTTCCATATCTTTTTCCTCCTGAATGTTATTTATTAAAACGCCGAAGCGAATTAACCTATTTAAGGCGTAACTCAATAAGTTCCTCCGGATATCCTGTGCACCGACAAAATTGTTCACGGGTATATCCGGCATATTCTTGTAGCATATCATCAGCTATCAAGAGATAAGCCGCAAACTCATTGGCCTGGCGCTCCACGCGTGATGTAAGTAGTAGCGTGTGATGAGCCATAAAGCAACAGTTTTCTTTACAATGTAATAAAGCGTGTCCCAGCTCATGAGCCATTACGACCCTTAGTAGCACCTCATTGTCTAAGATATCTTCATTAATAAAAATCCATCGGATACGTTTCAGATATCGGTAATTCCCCAAAACATTCCCCATTGGAAGGACTGCAATATGTACGCCCAGCATTTTTGCTATTTTCCAAGGGTCATTTGTTCCGCACAAGCGGATATAATAAGCGACAATTTTTTTTATATCATTGTTATTTGCCAACTAAAATCACCTACTTTTTGTTCTTGTACGGGTTGTATTTAACTTTATTCTCCTTCTTTGATTCTCTCAAAGCATACTCTATGGCATTTTCCAAAAGGATTAAAGACTTTTCGTCCATTTCAACACCATTGTAAAACAGTGGGCCGTCTTCTCCATTTCGTATTTCCTTCATTATTCGGTCTAAATCCCTTCCTATTTCGCGTTCGTCTTTTGCGGTTAATTCAGCTTTATCAGGGGAGCTGTTCTTCCCCGTCATAAGATATTCCACAGATACGCCAAAGTAATCAGCAATTTTTTGGAGTTTTTCTTGTTTGGGAGTGCTTCTCCCCTTTTTCCAGTCTGAGAATGTTGATGCACCAATTCCTGTTTCCTTAGAAACCCTGTATGCTGTTACACCTGCTTGTCTTAATAGTCGTTCAAATATTTCATACATAAATATTCCTCCATAAATATTTATGAAATCAGAAATAAAATGCTTGACTATTTATGAAATGCACGCTATAATATGGCTATAGTTATGAAATCATAAATAAAAGCAATTATAAATTTTGATTTCAGTATTAATTTGAAAATGCGATTGAATTAATGTGGTAATTTATTTATATCACATTTCCGAATTAATTACAATAACTAATTATGAAAATATAAACAAAAGGAGGTGAAAAAATGTACGAAAAATTTGCCCAATTATTAGTTAAAAACGATAAAACTGCGTACAGAGTATCAAAAGATACAGGTATTCCCGCAAATACTTTTTCCGATTGGAAAACAGGGCGTAGTAAGCCAAAAGTAGACAAGCTCAAAATCCTGGCCGACTATTTCGGCGTGCCAATTGAGTATTTTTTGGAAGAGTAGAAGGAGGTGGGCGTAAATGCAAAGAGAGGAATTTATAAAGATAGCAGGAGAATTGCTTGAATTTATGAACGAAAAAAGAATCTCTCCAAGTGAAGCTGAAACAATTGCAGAGATTCTCTTAAAAGCAGTAAATGACAGCAACATTAAAGCGAAAGAAAACTTAATGAATAATGGTACTTTTCAAGGATTACCACCTAAATCATAAAGATTGTGAATGGATAGCAGACTTTATTGCGTCTGGAAGCAATGTGTTGGCAATTTCCATAATGGCAGTTATAGATTTCAGGCCAGTTTTCTCTGAAATGCCATGAATTTTCTTCCATATTGATTCAGGGCGTATTGTATCCAGAAATTGATGACCTTGAAATGTAAGACGGATGACGTCTATTTCATGTATTCCTTCTAAAGTATAATCAATTTCTGCCTCAATAAAACCGGCTTCCTCAAGAAGAACTAAAGTGTAAGCGATATCAGATTTTGAATATTTTTGCATACTACCAGATTTGCATATTTCGCATAGATCCAGAGGGATAAATGCTAAATCATCATTTAAAACAAGCCAATTTTCAAGAACTAAAAGTGTATCACGAATACAACAAGTATCAAGTTTCATGCTGTTTCTCCTTTCGCTCGTACTCAGCCATGCGAGGCTTGTAAGTACATTATAGGGAGTAAAGAATGGAAAATCAAGAAATGAGGTGATAAATTTGCCAAAAGTATTCCTGACAACAAGACAGCGCCGGGAAGATGCTTTTAGATCGGCCATAAAAGCCTATACCTATGAAGAGAATACCACCAAGAAAGAGCTGGCCGAAAAAGCAAACATCCCCACCAGGACGTTATTTAAGCGCCTGGAATCCCCTGGTAGCATGACGCTGGATGAACTCTGGAGCATATTGGACAGTGCCCACGTTCCAGAGGAAAGGCGCTCAAAAATAGTTTTATGAAGGGAGACGGTATCTTTTGAAGAATGCAACCATAGCGGCCCTAACCGTACTTGTAATATACGGTGTAGAGCCATACGCAGTGCTGCTGTACGCAGTAACGGTCCTCTGTATATATGTCGTTGAGGACTGGATAAAAGAACATAAAAAAGCCCCTGGCGCCGGGAAGCAATCAGGGACTCAAGAAAATATAACTAATGCTCATTATAGAGCAGATTGAGAGGAATTGTCAATGGATGGAAAAGATATTTTGCAGAAATATAGACCGGTCATCCGAGAGATAATGCAGGACGTTGCAGAAAACTCCATACCGTATATAACAGTAACAGCGTGCCAGGATTACTGCATAGCACTTTCGGATGGCGCGGAACTTACTATTATGAATGGCAACGAGAGGATAGAGGGGGCCAGGAGATAATGTATTACGAAGGCATTGGTCCTGAGCAGGGCACAGTAGTAAGTCAGGAAGACGCATATGCATATGCACTTGAACGCTGTTTATCCGGTACGGAAGAGGACAAGCAGGAGTTTAAGGAGATGCTTGTGGAATGGTTTTATTCCGGTAACTGGACAAGGAGGGAAGAAGGATATGCTAAAGCCATATGAAGAGATGAGGAAGATAGATGTCCGTCCGTACTGCGAAGAAAGAGACGGAATGTTATATCTTAACTGGGCAAAATGCATTGAAATCATGCACGACAACGGCGCAGAGAAAGTGTATTGGGTTCCGGTCCCCGATGAAAAGACAGGAAGCAGTCTGAGGATGACAGATGTTGTCTTTACCGATAAAAGCGGCAATACGAACCGGTGCTACGAGACGCTTATTGAGGTTGTTATAGATGATAATGTGTACCGGATGCAGTCACCAGTCATGAATGGATCTAACCCGGTAAAGGATAATTCAATGTCACAGCAACGTGTCTGGAACAGTATGTGCCGCTCCTTTGTAAAATGCGTGGCAATACATACAGGCCTTGGCTTCAACTTGTGGCTGAAGGAAGAGTTTAATAAATTTGAGAATGCGATACCCACAACGGATGCTGATAGAGCAACACCAGCGCAGATAAAGCAGATCAAGCTGGCAGGTGATAATCACCCAAATCTAAAGCTTGATGACTGGCTGGCCTTAAACAATGTCACATGGGACACACTGACCAGAGAGCAGGCTGCGAATATGCTCGTAGCCATAAAGAAAAAATATGGTGATGACTAAAGGCAGGTGGTTGGATGTACAGCGTTGCCGAATTACAAAAATACAGAGAAACGCCATCCGGTACCGACCTTTTAGTGCATGTACCTGGACAGATCGGAGAATTGTTGTTAAAGAAAGGTATCCGCACAGCAGAGATGAGACTGGATGATGGGAGACACATATCGGTTGCCCAGCGCAAAAAGATTTATGCCACTATCCGGGATATAGCAGATCACACAGGCTATATGCCAGAGGAAGAAAAGGAGTGGCTTAAATACCTGCATATAAGCAGGACAGGAGATGCCTATTTCGGCCTTTCCACCTGTTCTATGGACACAGCCCGGGAATTTATCAACACTATCCTGGAATACGCCATAGAGCACGGCATCCCGCTTTCAGAGCGTGGAGTAGAGCGGGCTGACGATATCGGCAAGTATCTATTTTACTGTATCAAACATAAAAAATGTGCCGTATGTGGAAGAGATGGAGAAATACACCATGTAGATGCAATAGGCATGGGCCGGGACCGCAGGACAGTGGATGACAGTTGCAGTCGGAAAATATGTCTCTGCCGGACCCACCATACAATCGCACATCAGCGGGGCATGAGAGCCTTCGAGCAGATGTACCATGTATATGGCATTGTAATACCAGAGGATTCGCGTTCGCCCATGCTGGGAGCGTTGAATGATATATCACAATTTGTAACTTTGTAAGCCATGATTTCCCCCGGCAGCGTCCGGGGGGAGAAAGGAGGGCAATTGAGTAAGCAGACAGATGCCCGTGAGATCGCACGGGGATATTTTAACCGGATCACATCCGGTCATAAAAATACAGTGAGCAGACCCGATCTGTGGCCGCCGGGGAACGAATCTATTGACCGCCAGCTAAGACTTTTGGTAGAGGAGGCCAACCACAACGGGGACTGTATTATAAACGTCGGAAACGGCTATTACAGGCCCATACCGGGGGACCCTGTGGACGAGCTGGAGTTTAAGGAGTATGTGAGCAAGGATGATTCCAGGGCAGGAAAGCTCTGGGACAAAATATACAGCATGAGGACAGCGTTTGATAACTGGAGGAAGGAGGGAGAGTGTGCAGCACAGATTCGTGATCAAAGGGAAGCTGCCGGGGCTGAACGATTACCTGAAGGCAGAGAGGAGCTTTCACCGGGGGCATAGCTGCGGCAACGATATGAAGCAGGAGTATCAAATGCTCGTCTCAAACGCCATTAGAGCCAGTTTAAAGCGCCAGGCGATAAAATCCCCTATCACTATCCATTACTCCTTCTACGAGCCAAATAGACGGCGTGACCTGGATAATATAGCCGCCGTGGCTCACAAGTTCATCCAGGACGCACTTGTAAAATGTCGGGTGATAGAAAATGATGGGTGGCAATACATAAAGGGCTTTTCAGACGAGTTCCACGTGGACAAGCATAACCCTAGAATCGAAGTGACATTGATAGAGGCAGGTGATAAGGATGGAAGGGTGGATAAAGCTACATAGGAAAACGCTTGATAATCCTATTGTCTGCAAAGATGCTGATCATCTGGCGGTATGGGTATATCTCCTCCTGAAAGCCTCGCATGGGACATGTCCAGCGATATTTAAGGGAGAGAAAATAATGCTGCAGCCTGGGCAGTTGATAACCGGAAGGCTTAAAATTGCCGCCGATTTATCTGTGAACGAAAGTAAGGTGAAAAGAATCTTAAACGCGTTCAAAACTGACCAACAGATTGACCAGCAAGCAAGTAACAAAAATAGCCTAATTACAATACTTAACTGGGAATCTTATCAAAAAAGTGACCAGCAGACTGACCAACAAATGACCAGCGAACGACCAACAGATGACCAGCAAGTGACCACAAACAAGAATGAAAAGAATATAAAGAATGAGAAGAATGTAAAGAAAAACACATATACGTGTGCGTTTGAGACGCTCTGGGATGCGTACCCGAGAAAAAAAGAGAAAGCTATGGCCTATAAACAATATCTGGCAAGGCTTAACAATGGTTTTTCAGAGGACGAGCTGATGACAGCAGTTAAAAGATACGCAGAGGAGTGCCGGAAGAACAAGACCGAACAAAGATATATCAAACAGGGAGCCACATTCCTGGGGCCTAACACACCATTTGAAGATTATCTGAGAGGAGATGTAACAGTTGGGAAACCTGGAAGAGACACTGAACCGGATGAAACAGACATTGTGCGACGGGCAATTGAGCAGGGAGCAGGATCAGAAGGATTTGAATGGTGATACCTGCCCTATCTGCCACGGGGAAGAATGGGTGTATGAGCGTGACGAAAATGGGATTGAATACGCTGCCCCGTGTAAGTGCCGGGAACAGAAGGTAATGGACAGGCGGCTGCGGTTTGCGGAACTGCCCGGAAGCCTTAAAGAGATACGGCTCAATACGTTCAGTCTAGCTCGATATACACGGCAGGAGTCAAAGCAGATAGCTGCCGTGGCCTGTCGGGGAGTCAAATTTTACCTGGACAACCTGGATGCCATGATGGAAAAGGGCATGGGGCTGTACTTGTGGAGCGGGGAAAAGGGTTCCGGCAAGACCCGGATGGCTGCCAGTATTGCAAATGCACTCATGATAGAGCATGGCATACAGGTCAAGTTTGCCACATCCCTGAATATCTTACAGGAAATCAAGAATACCTGGGGGCAGGACGGAAATAAGCAGCAAGAAGGTTACCTGCTGGATGCGTTGCAGACAGTCAAAGTCCTTGTGATTGATGATTTTGGGACGGAAGAGGCAAAGGACTGGATACGGGAGAAGTTTTATCAGATCATCAATGAACGGTACCTGAATAAGCTCCCTACCATCCTGACAAGCAATTTCCCGCTCGACGGCCTGAACTATGACCGCAGGATCACAAACAGGCTGCAGGAAAACACCTTTCAGATACATTTCCCGGAAGAGAGCGTCAGGGAGGCAATAGCCAAAGAAAATGCAGAATACATGCTCAACAGCATGGTTGGATAAAGGAGGATATATGGTACATCTGATTGAAAACTATTATGCGATTCCCAACAATATGGGTTTCACCCTTGCTGTTGATAAAGGCAAGACCGACAAGGAAGGAAATAAAATCTACGACACCATAGGATACTGTGGGAGCTTCGAGGAGACAATTTCTCTCCTTAGACGTAAAGTTGTAGACCAACGTCTGCAAAATGGATCATACGAGCTGTCAGAGGCTCTGGAGATAATCCAGGCGACAGCAGAAGAGATAAAAGCGGCGATTGAGTGTAAAGGAGGACATTATGACATTTAAGGAAAGATTACAGAAAGAACATCCAAGATGCATTAATGAAGATTGCATTGGTGGATGTGATGGGTGTCCTTATGAATATGGATATGAAAAAAAGAAAGAGGAAACATGCAAAGTAAGTGACGAGGAATGCAGAAAATGTTGGGACAGAGAGATCCCAGGAACGGAGGAAAAGAAGCCGTTGGATGCAGCGAGCGTAACCCTTATTGCAGAAACATATGGGCTTGAAAAACAGCTCATTAAGCTGATTGAAGAGTGTGGAGAGCTGGTAACAGCGGCAGCAAAATATGACCCGCAGTATCACTATACGATTGAGCATATAGCGGAAGAGGCCGGAGATGTACGCATTATGATCATGCAGATAGAATACCTACTGGGTATACAGGATGCTGTTGAGGATAGTATGAAACGGAAGATTGATCGTCAGATTGGCCGGATGAAAGAAGCTGATCTCCTGAAGCAAGGCCAAACGTTGCTTGACAGGTATCTGGAGTCAGAGCGGATCCGGATCGTGCAAGAGCTATGTCCGGATGATGTGCCGTGGTTGGTGCGCGAAATGGGAGAAAGGTGGAGAGTAAATGAATGTTGCCAAGATGGATGTGAAAAGTGCTGGGGACTTCCGTTGAAGCCGGAGGAGGTATAGGCATGGAAAAAATAAAAAATCCCGAGGATGAGGACTTTAGTAAATGGGGTGGATGCGATCTCACAGTATTGGTTGATTATCAAAACGGGGAGGAATCAAAGAGAGAATTATTTATACCGGAATGGAGGGATGCCGGGTTCGATGATATTATTTCTCTTAAAATAATAGAAGAACAGGTAATGGAGAGATATGGTGATGCGATTATTGTCGTGATTGCGGAATATCCACTAAACGGGGATATTTACAGGTTTGGAAATAACATGGATGGCGAATGGATGAGAGTTGGTACGATTGATGGGTATGCGTAAAGGAGAGCGGATATGATAAGATTAACCAAAACATATGCGGATGGCACACATGGAGTTGCGGACAATTTGCCATGTGGTGAAAACAGCTACGCTTTTAAAGATTTACTGATACATACACTGGGAGAATACGAGGACCTGGGTATTACACCAGATCAGGTGCGGCAGATGGATGCAGAGTTTACCAGAGCCAGTAAGGAGCTGGCAGACTATAAAAAGTCAGTGGACCAGGGAAGGCTATTACATCTGCCATGCAAAGCAGGGGATACAGTGTATCTGGAAGCCGAATATGAGAATGAAATAACGGAAGGCCGAGTAACAGAAATATCAGTCCTCCCGGATGGTGTTTGTATTTACATAGAGCGGGAAATCGGCTCAGGTTGCAGTGAGGGGTACGGAGTTAATGATTTTGGATACGATGTTTTCATGAAACGGGAAGACGCGGAAAAGGCTATTAAGGAGGCATAACCATGAATGAAAAAGAGGCATTGCAAAACATAAGAAATCTGACAAAACATCTGGACAATAGTGATGATCGCTTGGTGGATACATTTAGACTGGCGATTATCGCACTGAATAAGCAGACGCCGAAAAAACCAGATTATGAGGGCGACGGATATGACCGCAAAGGAAATATGATATATGATACATGGGTTTGCCCGAATTGCGGAGAAGAATATGAGGTTGACTATGACGATTATAAATACTGCCCGAATTGCGGACAAAGATTAGATTGGGAGGAAAACCATGCAGAAAGTTGTTAGAACCGCACCAACCAGAAAAGGATACTGGTATGATGAAGAGAAAATGAAATATCTGTCAGAGTTACTAAAAAATGGATGGAAAGTGGTCATGTGCAACAGGATAGGAGAAGACCTTGAATACATAGTGGAGAAGGAAGAGCCATGAACAATCAGAAAGCATTGGATGACAAAATTAGCTATGGGGTATTTTGGAAACGGAGTGGCAATGAAGAATGGACTCTATTTGCAGGGTGGCTGCCGTTCAGCAACGCCCGGAACATATACACTGGACTGGCCTTAAACCCCAGTTGCAAGGGAAGGAGAATTGTAGAGAGGGTCGAAACATTTGAGGTTTACCAAGAGGTGATGCCATGAAAGCAATATTAAAATATCCGGGAGCAAAAAATCGTATTGCTGACTGGATTTGTAGTTACATACCTTCGCATGAGGTATATGTGGAGCCTTATGCCGGGAGCCTTGCTGTATTCTTCTCGAAGACTCCAGCCAGAATCGAAACCCTGAATGATCTGGACGGAAATGTCGTAAATTACTTCCGGGTTATCAGAGATAAACATGAAGAACTGGAGAAAGCCCTTAAACAGACACCGTATGCCAGGGATGAATATTACTCAGCATTTGAACAATCGGAAATTATTACAGATGTTGAACGTGCCAGAAGATTTGCAGTCAGGTGTTGGCAGGGATTTGGTTGCAGTAATCTATATCGCAATGGGTTTCGGAGTAGCCAGCAGGCCAACGGCCCGCATACTACGAAGGAGTGGAGAGAAATTCCGGAAAGGATTAAATGGGCCAGCGATAGACTATTGAATGCACAGATAGAAAATCTTCCGGCCGTGGAGCTGTTGAAGAGATACAATACGCCAGATGTATTTGTCTATGCAGACCCACCATATTTGCACGGGACCAGGAAAGACCATCTATACAAACACGAGATGGAGGATGGGGAACACTGCGAATTGCTGGAACTGCTTAAATACCATCCGGGAAAAGTAATGATATCAGGCTATGACAACGACCTGTACAACAATATGCTGACTGGATGGAGGAAAGAAAGCATTGCGGCCCAGGCAGAACGTGGTTTGAAGCGGACAGAAACCATATGGATGAATTACAGCGATAATCAGATGAGTATTTTTGACATGCCGGGGGTGATACTATGACCGGCCAACTTACCATATCGGACTACCTGCAGGCCAGAGACAATGAACGTTTTAAGCATTGCAGCCAGTGTGTCTGCCAGAACTGTCTATACTGGTGGTCAGGTCGATGCCCATTTGGTGGCTGCTATGATGACAACCGGGCAAAGATAGACCCATACGATAAAGCTCACCCAGATAAGCCGCCACGGACTGCCTGGAGCAACTGGGATAAGCCGGGTGAGCAGGCGCACTGGTGTAGAGGCGGGATATTTTATCCGGTCCATTACTGCCCAGGGGTTACAAAATATAAAGGCTGCCAGGTAAAGGAGTGCCTAAAGTGCAATGTGGCAGTGTATCAGGACGGGTACATAGCATGTAGTCTGGTGGATACTCTGGGGTGCACGGAGTGCTATAAGGAGTTTATGGAGAGCATGGAGGAGTAGTTAAAAAAAGGAGGGCCGGGTCAGCAGGCCCGGCAGTATGAAAAAGAAAAGTCTATATGAAAAAGGTTATTACCCTTTGTTGAGTATTACTATACAGGGAAAATGTGATGAAACTGTGGTGAAAAGATAAAAGAATTATGAAAAGGAGCGAATAATATGAAGAATTTTGGATTTTTAAGTAAAAAGAAAGTAGCAAGAGAAATCGCAAAACTATACAACAGCCGCAACAATACACCGTGCCCCAAAGAACAGTTTTTAAGAGACTGCGAAGTACAGAGCACATTAAATTATTTGTGCAGACAGATTGGTGTTACGCCAATGCATTTAAATCAGCTTGGCGGAGGAACAGGAGAGCTATGCGGTAGCAAGGCACAGGATTGAGATAATAGAGAAAATGACAGTTTTGGAATATCTGGAAAGGAGAAAGATAGATGGGAAGAAACGGATCAGGCTGCCCGGACCCTACATACGAGCAAGCATTGCCCGCGATCAGGCGGGAGGAAAACATAAGGGCGAGGGAAAAGCGGTACGGGGTACGCCGGGGAGAGGTTGTACATATCATTATAGATATTAAGGACGAGGGACGGAGGGCCGTAAAGGTAAGCCGCCGGATGCAGGTTGTCAATCTGTATGAGCATCACATTCTCCTCCGGCATAAAACAGGAGCCTGTGAGAGCTATCAGTATAATGAGTTTCTTCGGATTTTAGACAGGAGGTGATAGCATATGGATAAGAAAACGCTTGAAAAGTATAAATCATGGAAGCGTGAGGCCCAGTTGATCAACAAGCAGATAAGCAAACTTAAAGAGCGAAGGGACGCGCTCCCAGTAATTAAGGGTAAGGTACAGTCGTCTGACGATGAATTCCCGTATACCCAAAGGCGTGTTAGCGTGGAAATGTATGAGCCTAAAGAAGCCGATAAAATCAAGTGGGATATTATAAAAAAACAGATGCAAAGAAACAAAATAGAATTAAAGATGATGGAAATAGAGGATTTCATAGAAGCCATTCCACCAGGTGAAACCAAAGAAATATTTGAAATGTATTTTTTGCAGGGAATGAAGCAATCGGAGGTTGCAGATACCATAGGATATACTAGAGGCCGCATTTCACAAAAAATCAGTGAATACTTGAAAGATTAACACAATTAACACTTGGAGTATGCTATAATTAAAATAGAACGAGTGTAACAAAAAGACAATATCCTCCTCTTTGTTATCCGGCTGCGGGGTGTCACAGCTCCGCGGCTGATTTGCCGGTATCGCATAGGTACGTCAGGCACTGCGCAGTAAGGCGTATAGGCAGCATGGTTCCGCAAAGGAGTAGATTAACGTCGAGTATTCCAGGACTGCCGAGAGAAGACATGGCCTAAAGGGCATTTGGGCAGGGGCAATGAAAAGAACTTATGGTTGCCAGAGCAGTACGGGGTGGGTTGCGTGCTGCTATATCTTGTATGATTTTATGAGCGAGGTGAACCCGCCGCTGGGGGAACCGATTAACTACAACCTCTCCGCTGATATGATGGCATGTTATATCAGCGAAAGCCGTGACAACCGGTAAAGAACATGGAAGACGTCCCTGGGTGGAGTTGTGAGGGGGTTCTGATACCAAAAGCGGAAAAACATATTTCTGCACAGCTTGAAGTCCTGCAATGCTATAAAGCTGTAAAAGACTTTATCCGTAATAGATGAGACTGGCCGGTGATTGCAGTAGTCCGGCAATTACGGGTAGTGATCTGGAAGTGTAAGCAGTTTATAGAGAGCATAAGATTCCCTGGTGTCCGGGGTAAGTCAGCAGTGTATATACTTTAAACTGCGTGTCCCAGGTCTGGGATAAAGAAATGGTCGTTGATTGAAATGACTGGTAGTGCAGTGGTGTAAATGGGAGCATACCTGGCATGCGCTGGGAAGTATCGGTTCGAGTCCGATTTGCACTATAGCTTATCTGCCGCCGGCTCACCGGAGAGGCAGGGAGTACGACAGCATGATGTGCACTATGTGCTGCCGTGGCCTCCAGGATTATCCCCTGGGGTAAGCAATCGCCTTTTGGCGTACCACCAAATACATTTTTTGACAATACCCCGTGGAAATACGGGGTATTTTGTTGCAATTTTATCAAACCTAGTATAAAATGAAAGAAAATATATTTAGGGAAAGTAAAATGGAAAATGACGAATTGCTACTAAATAAAAATGTAATAAAAACTAATTCTAAGAATATAATTATTAAAAATGGTCATGCTATATTTCAAAATAAAGATAAAGAATTTAATGGCAATTCCATTAAAAAATTATTAGCATATGTAAATACTTTAAAAGAAAAATATGCAAATGTTAGAATGCCTATTATTATAAATTTAGGTGATATAGTATTTACTGATAAGTTAACATATATTTTTCTTGAAATAATATGCAATATATTAATAAAAAGTTATGGACATAGGGTTACAGTGATTTTCAAGTGTGAACATAATATTTTTATAGAAGGAATTGCGTCTTCTCCATTATTGTTATTAAACAACAGCGATAAAGACAACATGAAGAAATATACGGATAAGTTCTGTGATGATCTATATAAAAATCATTATAGAAGGGTAATGAGAAAGAGTTCAAATAATGTAGAGTTATCAAGAAGAATGGATGATATTTCTTATTTTTTAAAGTATTCTGGTGTTGGAGAAGAGTGTATTGATGAAATATCGGAAGTTATTGTTGAACTAATAGGAAATGCCTGGGAGCATGCAGCGTCTGAATGTCTGGTAGATTTGGATGTTACGAATTCTTATTTTAAACAAGAAAATAGTAGTGCGTTTTTGGGTATAAATATTGCAGTGATTAATTTTTCTGAAAAACTGTTAGGAGATGGCATTAAAAGAAAGATAACAAATCAAGATATAAATTTATTTGAAAGATATGTGTTAGTAAAAGAAGCCTATGAAAAACATAAGTCTTTTATGAATTCAGTGTATCAAGATGCTGATTTTTTTAACATTGCTGCTTTTCAACACAAAATATCAGGAAGAAATAAAAAGGTATCTACAGGAGGTACTGGACTTACAAAGTTAATATCTTCTCTTGAAAAGCGTTCAGATGCTCATAAGTGCTACTTAATTACTGGGAACAGAGCATTGTGGTTTTTCCATCAATATCTTGAGTACAATAAAGAAGGATGGATTGGGTTTAATGAGAGTAATGACTTTTTTAGTCAGGCCCCTTCGGGTATAGTAACAGGGAGTAATTCTATATTTTTGCCTGGTACTGCGTATAATTTGAATTTTGTTATGAAAAGGAGAGAAGAAAAGTGGATAATATAATTAAGCTAAAATTTGAAAAATCATTGGAAGGCTTAGCAGGGTATGAATTTGGAATGGAAACATACAAAAATCAGGTTGAAAATAGAATTAATTTTGACCAAAAAATAACAATCGTATTTCCAGATAATATTCAAAGAATTGCCTCTTCTTTTATACAGGGTTTTTTTGAAAATATTGTACAACACATTGGGGTGTC